TCCATAGACCAAACCACATTAATTGCCCACATCCCAAAAACGTAGAAATCCGAAATTATTGCCTTCAAAGTTTCCGCTGTTCCGTAGGTAAAGCAGTCGATAGATTTACCGTCTTGCAGTCCGTTGCCGTAGGTGTATAACTCTTTCTTAGTTAGAATGGCGTTGTGGATGGCAGAAGAATCTCTCATAGTGATGAGATACTGTGGCATCAAGTTATTGCTACCCCATGAAATCCATTCTTTTCCAGAAATCTTATACTCCAGCCATTCTGGAATGTAGACGTCCAACTTAGAAAACTTTTCTTCTACCCTTGAAAAAGAGTAAAAATCTGAATTTGGGTTTGGGTTTGGGTTTGGTTGTTTATTCATTATCCTTCGTATACTACGTAAGTTGGTGTTGACTGATTGATCCAGAAGGTCTCTTCAGTTCCGTTTACTCTTGCTTTTGCTGTGTAAATAACATCTGCTGGAACCGCAGAAGAACTTACCTCCATTATAGATTTTAGCAGAATGGATGTTTCAACGGTTAAAGGGTCGCAGATGAAAAGCTCCGGTTCGTCTATTTCAACTGCAACGTCCACTAAACAGTCGTTGGGTGCTTCTCCGATGTAGTCCCCGTTGTAAATCTTTACGTCGTAATCTCCCTTAGGTAAGTTAGATGTAGTGATGGTAAAGGTCTGGTAGAGATCAGAAGTAGATGTGTTGGTTAGCTCGTACTCATATGCAACTAAGTTTGCCTGTCTGGTCAGAACCATGAACAGTGGAAGAGTTGGAAATACCAACTTGCCCTGCATAACTAAACTAAACGTAGAAGTGGGTGTGAGATTAGAAAAGACTAACATACTTATAGATATAGATTTCTCTGTTTTTTCTTTACAACAAAAGGGACTACCAAAGGCAGTCCCCGTTTATATAAAAGATCTAAGACCCGACAGGAATTAGATAAGGGCAGAAGAAATCAAATTCGTCCACTGAGATGATGCTACGAAAGCAGGCAAAAGAGTCAATGGAGGATTAGATTCTACAGATCTGAAGGTTAAGCTGAAACCGTTTCTGTCACCAGCTGCTACTCCTGATCCACCTTCTCCACCGTTGATATCAAGTCCAAGTTCTTGACCTACGTATAGGTATTCGCCTGATCTTAGTTTAACAACAGCTACAAGGTTATTATCTGCAAGAGATTTTACGATGTAACGCAATTCTGCATTATAGTCGGTGAAGACAGCAGTTAATACGCAATCGTAGAACAATGAATAGTTCTGAACATTCGCCGTTGGGGTCATGGTCAAAGATGAAGTTTCTTGAATTTGCTTAAATTCATAGAAGAAATCAGAAGTCGCTCCCATTGTGAAAGAGTTAATCTGAGTTAATGGTGTTGGACCAGTTGTTCCTACTGCAGTTACGTTGTCAGAGTTGGTTAGGTATAGAGTCTCTACACCACCAATGATCTTACAAGCTCCTGCGGAATTGTGACCGTAAATTATATTGCTACAAGACATGAGTTTATTTAGTTATTTTTGTTTTGTTAAATTAAGGGGAGAGTTTTAATCTCCCCTATGGTTTGGTTAATTAGAAAGAACAAACGAAGTAGTTCGGGAATACTACTGCTGCTCCAAGTCTGTAACGGAAGTTAGATCTTAACTGGTCAAAATCTTGAGAATACCACATGCTGATGTTAGCAAAGTCTTCTCTTGTTACTGTACCTGCATACAGATACTTAGGATTGCCCATTACTACGCAAGGTGCTCCACCTACTGAAGATGCAGAAGAAGTAGATCCTTCAAGACCTGCAGTACGGATTATGCGCAAAGTAGTTCCTGGGAATAAGAATTCTCCTGAAGTTGTGATGTCGCTGTTGAAGTGGAAGAAGTTTCCGCTGAACAAAGCTTCACACAAAGTGTTGTAAAATGCTGGCTCGATGAAACAAACAAGCTCGTCAGACAAAATGTCAGCATTAAGAGCTGCATACATAGTCTGGATAGAAGCGATGATGTTAGCTTTAGTCCAGTTAGCAGAACCAGTAGCTGCAGTTACTCTTGCTCCTGTTGCTCCAAGCTGATCGATCAAACCGTTGAAGTAAGACAAGTTACCAGAACCAAGTCCAGTATCAGACAACCAAAGCTGGCTGTTGATAACTTTAGTGTTTTGGCGCTGAAGTTGCTCCATCAAAGCCTCTTCGAATGGGATTTGGTTGATTAGAGCAGTCGGTGCAAGTGCAAGCTGTGTAAACTTAGATTGCAATAGGTACTGATCGTAAGTCATCTGAGACTTAAGAGCAACTGTTGCAAGGTTTACTTTAGTAAGCTCAACGTTACCAGCTGCAGAGAATCCGCCGTCTCCTGCTACGATAGTAGGTGTACTCTCCATGATGTGGATATCTTTAGAAGAGAAAACGTCAGTTTCTACAGAGATGTAGTTCATTGTAGGATCCGCAAGGATAGTTCTAAGAACCCAGTCAAAAGACGTCTGGTTTACGTATTCCGGTAGAGTGGAAACTACGTAGTTAAAGTCAAATTTTAGAATGTTATTTTTCATTAGTTTATTTTTTTATTTGTTAAGGTTTTTGATTGCTTGAATTCTCAAAGCTACCAAGTCTGTTGTTTCTGGCTCGGAAGAAAATTCCAATTCAGAGATTGCTTTTGCTGAAGGAACTTTAGAAAGTTCTGCAGAGAATTTCTTCTGCTCTTTAGCCATTTCAAGAACGATAGCTGAAAGTTCGCTGAACTTAGAGTTCATGTCTTCTACTGATGTAACAGAATCTTCTGCTTCTGCTTCGTTTTCACTTAGTTCGTCGTAAGCAACGATTGCCATGATTAGCTCGTTAGAAAGAGAAGATAGATCTTCATCGCTCATACCGGTTGCTTTCTTTTTGATGATTTCTGAAACTGCAGAAACTAATTCTGGATCCATTTCTAAAGCCATTTTTTCTGGCATTTTCATGTCCTCTACTTTTGCTGCTTCTTCTACTGTTGGCGCATCTGCCTCTTTGATTTCAGTCACTTTAGACGAATCGTCAAGTACAATAGTTCTTCCGTCTGCAAGAGTGTGCGGACCCGTAGGTGCAAGCTCTTTACCAGCGTCGGTAACTAAAGAAATGATCGAACCGATCTCAAGAGTTTCTGTGTCGCTTTCTACTTTCTTACCATCGGCAAGATCGTACATTGCGAAATCAAAAGAACTTGCGGACATTACCAAGTTTTGAATTCTTTGTAAGATGTTCATTTGTTTTTTAGATTTATTTTTGGTTATACATAAGAGATATAGAATCTCCGTTTTTTTACTGTTTTAGCCTTTTAAGGCCCTAATGTCGGAAAGGGTGAACCATAAAATTGTCCCGTCCTCCTTCTTAGCCCCGAACATTCTGGGGTTAGCTGGGTCGGTATCTGTGATTGTATAAGATTCCCCGTTGTGCAGATGAGCAACTTTGCCCATATAGGGACTTGCTCCCCTTTCGATTATTCTCTGTCCACAAGATCTACAAGCCATAATTACTTAGATGATTTAGGGTGGCCAGCAGGAAGTAGGTCGTTGTCCTGTTTATAGTCTTTATCGTAGCCAGATCTATTGCCAGCAAGGATATTTAAGAAGGCATTTACTCTGGCCATGGCCCATTGTGCTCTGGTCATGTTTCTTTTACCTGGGGTTCCTACTGAATAAGCTCCTGCTCCTCTTCTCCAAACTGCTTTTAGCATACCTAAGGTTGCTTTCTGGGACTCCTGTGGATTTGATTCGTTGTGCTTTGCAATCTTATCTCTTAAGGTCTTTTCTACTTCTGCAGAAACTTCCACCCCTCCTCTTGTTGTTGTAGAATCTCCGGGTTTGTTCTTTGCAGAACCTGTGCGGCCTCTTTCTTCTTTAGGTATTCTTGCAAGTGGTCTATCCCCTTTGTTGCCAGATGCAGGTTGTGGTGCAAAAGAAAATTCTTCTGGCAGATAAGACTTGATGGTGGCAATGTGTCCGTCCATGTAACTTATATCGTGCTCCATTCCTAAGATTTGGTCTATCTCTTCAAAGATGTCTTTGTAGTCGTCTACTAAAACAACTGCTTCAGAAAGTTGGTCCATAGTTGCTGTTTCAGCTTTCATTACTTCTTCTTCTATCTGGAAGACCCTGTCGGCTTGAACTGCTGCTGATCTTGCCATTCCGATTACGTCTTCTGGTGGGTTCATCTGCTTGATGTGTTCGAAGGTTGCTATTGCTCCTGGACACATGTAGAAGAATCTTGTTGGATAACCAAACACATCCATGTTTAGATCCTCTTTAGCCATGTTCTGTCTGCGGATTGATTCCAACTTATTAGTTGCCCATGACACTCCAGATTCCCCACCCCAAATTAGATAGGCTACGTAGCCTGCGTCGGTCCAAGGTTTATCTTTTCTGTCTGCAGAAACTTCTGCATTTCTTCTGTGTCTGGCAAAAGATGCCATACGTGCTATGGTCTCTTCTGAGATTGGTCTGCGGTTGGCAAGTTGGTTTGCTCTGGTCCAACCTATCTGGGTTCCCCCTTGAATTTCGCTGGGGTATTTGTCTCTCCATTCTAAAGCCTTCCTGGCGTTGTTGGTTGCTGATTCTGGATAGTCTGTGTAAGAATCAGCAAAGGTGTATTCGGCTCCTGTTTCTCCTTGGTTGACATAGGCGGGTAAACCAGAAACGTCTATGTTCATTTCTACATAGTATAGAATTTCGTCTAACTCTGCAGCCTCTTTTTCTGTTAGCCCCTTATAGGCAGACTTATACTTAAGTCTAATTAGGGTGAACTTGTCCTCAGCAAAAGCATCTACGTATTTGTCTGCTCCAAGCAAGAAGTCCCCTTCGACTGATAGACCCTTTAGTTCTCCAGATTTAATCTTCGCCCAAACTGCATCGTCCATGATGCGGAACTTAACAAACCATGTGCCTTCTGGCATGTCTCCGAACCCATAGTCTGTAGACTTATCGTTGTCAGACTCTTTGATCCAAGATTCCATCACATACATGTCGTTAGAATAGATGCGTTGGTGGTTGATGTTGCTATGAGACTGCTTGTTGTACTTCATTAGATACTCAGCTGCCTTGGCAACCGTCTCTTTTGAAAAGTAAACATAGTACATTTTGCCGTCTTTGTCTTTCCTGGCAATCATCTTGTCAGGAATCATGGCTGGAGAAACAACGATGCGCTGGTCTTCTATCTCTTGGAAGTATAGCATCTGTCTGCCGTCTTCAGAGAAGTACATAAACTCTCTTTCGATTGCAGGCTTGTCCACTATAGAGATGGACTGCAGGATTGCATCTTGTTCTTCGTCTACGAAGAGCTCGATAATTTTAACTAATGGGTTTATCATAGGACGTTAGATCTTCTATTAATATAGTTTTGTTTGTTTTGTATGTTTTCCAGGTCTGACGCAACTACGTAGGATCTGTTTGGCTGGGCCAGCTGGGACTTGATTTCTTGTAGTAGTGCCACCATCTCATTGTTTCCTCCAGACGGATTAACTGCATTTCCACCCTGTAAGCCCGAAGAGTTCAGAGCAGATAGGAGGGGTAGGTATCTCTGAGTTGCGTTAGCGTTGACAACAAATTCACCTGTCGAAAGATTAGCAGGAACAGAATCAGAGACCCCATTGCCTGGTCCGGTGATTAGTCCACCTTCTGCCTTTGAAACTCTTCCACCCGATTTAGCTCCACCACCAAGTCCTGCCAGCTGGGCTTGAGCCTGCGCTATTGCTGTATTCTTTGCTTGGTTTGCTGTTGCTATTTGGGCTGCTGTAGTTGCTGCGATGGCGATTGCTGCGATTGGACCTGCGATTGGACCAAGATCAGAAAATCCTCTTATGTAGGCAAGTGCTGCTTGAGCTACTGCTTGGCCAGAAGTTAGGGCAAACTGCAGTTCTGCCTGCTTGATTGCTGCCTCTGCGTTAGATCTGGTTTGGTCGTCTTGAATCTGCTGAAGTTCTGCAGCCTGTTGGACTTCAAGGTCTGCTCTTTGTTTTGCAAGAGTCCTTCTTTTTCTTTCTGATGCAGTTAGATTTTTATCCTTAGACTGTTCCAGTTCGTCCAGCTTCTTGGTCTCTTCGTCGATAAAAGCGAATCTGTCTTCGTAGCCTTTTCTTACTCTTGCTGCATCTAAGTCAAATCCTGCAGAAATTGCATTCTGTTGTTCTTGGAGAAAAGACAGATACTGATTTCCAAGGGCGGATAGCTGGTTGTAAAGTTCTGTAGCTATTCTAACTCTTCTTTCTTTTTCGGTTTCTGCCTCTGTTCGATTAAGCAGTCCAAGTTGAATCAGTAATTTTCTTTCTTCGTCAGACCCTTTTTTAACTATCTTTAGTTTGTCTTCAATTTCTTTTATGTCTATTTGTCTATTCTCCTCTGCAAACTTATTTGCATTTTTAATGGTATTGATTGCTGCAAGTCTTCTGATTTCTGCTTCTTTTTCTATACCTGCAATAAGTATCTGCTCTCCGGTTTGGATGGTCTTGTTCTGTGTTTCTATGATCTGGCCAGACAAGGCTGCAGATTGTTTCTGGAAATTAGAAACCAAAGCATCTATCTGGTTCTGGATTGCCCCTTGGTCTTCTGGCTTCGCCAGCTTCTTAGCTTCTTCCAGTTGCTTCTTCTGCTCTTCAAAGTTGGTCTTTAGGTTTTCCAGTCTTTGTAGGTCTATTTGTATCTGCTTCTGCAGAAGGGTCTCCTGCTGTTTTAGAGCATCTACTTCAGAATTAGTAATTTCCATGTTTGCATTTTGGAACAACTGAACCTCTGTGTCCAGTGCTTGCTCTTCCAAAGAAATCCTTGCGTCAAGATTTTCCTTCTTACGGTCCAAAGCTTTCTGGTCGTAAGTTCTGTTTATTTCTGCAACTGCATCTGCCCCATTCTTAGTGATTGCAACAACTCCAGCTTGGTAGTTTTTTTCTACAGTAGCTTTCTGTGCTTTAGTTAAGGTATCGTCTTTTAGAAACTCATCTCTTTGTTTCTTTAGTTCGTCCAACTGGTCTTTAGTAGCATTCTGGGCTACCTTTAGTTCTTCTGCTCTGCCTTCCAGTTCTGCTTTTACCCTTTCGTCTCTTACCTTATTTAGGAAAGCAGTAATGTCTGTTGCAGTCTTCTTAATTCCATCTTCTGTAGACTTGAAGAAGGTGTCCAGCTCTTTTTTACCCTGTGCTGCTGCGGCAGGATCTGCTTGGAAAGCTCCCTTTAGAATTTCTTCTAAAGACTTAGCTTTACCTTCCAGCTTATCTAACTCTTCGTTGTAATTTTCTGCAGTAGATTGGAGCTGTTTTACTCTGAACCTAAGAAGATCCCCTTGCGACAAAGCAAAGTTTAGAATGCCCTGTCCAATGTTAGGTGCTGACTTACTAATGTCGGTTTGGAGTTTGAAGATGTCTTTGTAGACCTGAACAAGTTCTTCTTGAACTGCAATTGCTTTTGCCTGTCTTAGCAAAGATGCTATGTAAGCGTCAATGTCAGTAGCTCCCTGGCGGATTACTCTGTTTACCTCTTCTTGGGTAAGCCCTTGCTTTTCTAATTCTTTTCTAAGTAGACCTTCATATCTTGTTCTTTCGTCTGCAGTTAGAGAACCAGATTCAAGCAGAGAATTGTAGATGGTCAGAGCCTTGATGGTAGGTCCCATCTTGTTTGCCATATCGTCTATAGTCTTACTGAGGGTTTCCAGTTCTACTCCATACTGCAGGGTTGCAATGTCTGCGTCGGACACAGACTTAGCGTAAAGGAAAAAGGCTGCTGCGATTGCTGCGATTGCCCCAACGATAAATCCTGTGGAGGTAACAAAAGCTGTAATGGTCTTACCAATGTTCTTTAGTTTGCTTCCAAAGCTTTCTGCTGCCTTTCCTGCCCCGTCTAATGCCTTTGAAGATGCTTCTGCTTCAATTGCTGCATTCTTGTAGCCTTCTCTGATTAGTTCTCCATACTCTTTTGCAGACTTGCCTGCGTTCTTGGCAAATACATCTGCTCTTACCTGTGCTTTTGTTCTTGAATCAAGTGCTTGTCCATAACGTCTTTCGGATGCTGCGTTTGCTTCGATTACAATTATCTGCTCTTCTGATAGTGCAGTATTAGCTACAATTTCCTGGTTAGTTTTAATCAGGGCGTTAGTTCTTGCTATCTGGTAGACTGCCAGTGCTGCCTCTGCAAGTTGATAAAGTCCAAGAACTTTAACAAGAGTTTGTTGTGCTTCTGCTGATGCCTTCGTTGCATCTTCGTTTTCTGAAATAAACAGATTGGCTGCGGCAAATGCTGCCCCAACTCCACCAGCCACCTTAGCCAGTCTTCCAAATGTTTCTTCTGGGTTAAATCCCTTTATTGCTGTATTTGCCTTTAGCAGGGATTTTTCTACCCCTTGGATCTGGGTGGTTAGTTTTGTAAACTCTGCAGAACCAACTGCAACCGATTTAATCTTTGCATTCAGTTTGCTTAACTCCGATTCCAGCTGGGTGATGGATTTAGAGTTTACGTTTACTCCTATGTTTATATTTGCATCTGCCATGGTTAGTTAATGTATAATGGGTTGTATGTGGACAGCATAACTTCTGCTGGACTGTTTGTGGTTGGATCGTAGTTGATGGACTGGACGATATACTGGGCTGCGTCGCCATTAGGAAATTGGACAAACACTGGATTTCTAAAAGAGAAGTTTGCAATGTCTGCTGTGGTCAACTTAAACTTTGCCTTTAGAAATCTCTGTCTGTTTAGATTCTGGTAGAATCCTTCGTAGTACTTTGTGTATAGAGTTTCTGAATTTACAACTGCAGATGGCTGCAGACCCGGCTCTGATCCTAACAGTGTTCCGTATCTCCAGATGTAGGTGGTGGTTGGCTTAAACCCTAAGTCTGTAGCTGGTGTTGCAGAAGTTGCTCCTGGAAACAGTGTAGAAAATGTGGAAAGTATCTGTGCTGCTGTTGCTCCAGTGCCTCCTATCTTCAAAGTAGAAACCCCGTCAAGAGAAGATGCAAAGATAGACACAGGTGTTCTGATTGTAGAGTTGTTCCACATAACCGGGTTTGCAACTAATCCATTTGCAAAGGCAAAGAAGTAGTTGGAATTCTCTGCAAGCTCTCTTAGCCCGTCGTCCTGCTTAGCATACAGTGCAAGTCCAGGAATGTTGTAGTAAGATGCTGCCTGAGAAAACTGTGGATACCAAGGGGTAGTTCCAAACGATCTGCTGTAGGTCAGATAAGGTGTTGTGGATCCTGCAAGTAGTTCTACTGTCTGTTCTCCCTGGCCGTTGATATATTGAACCTGGGTAGAACCTGCATTTAGATTATACAGGTTGTCTATCTTCTGACGCTCTGTGTCTGCAAAGTTCTGGGTGTCCTGATACTTAAAGAAGACTTGCTTAGGAGGCAGGAACTGCTGGATTGTTCTGGACTGGGAAATGTCCAGCTTGTTGGTCCAATCTAAGACGTTTGTGTCGTCGTAGAACTCATTGCGGGGTTCTATCTTAAGCTGGTTAGAGTTGGGGGTAATTTCAAAGTACAGGTTAAACAGCTTTACCACCTGTTGGAATAACTCCTTCTCAGTAATCGGTGGAATTGTTCTTGCCCAGTTGATGGTGTTGTTTCTAACATCTTCGACGATCAGGTCCATTGCATCTTCGTACAACCTTTCTGCAACTGGGAAGGCATTACACCCTCCAGCAACAGGTGCTGCATAATAGTTCTGTGCGTCGTAGGCAAATCTAAGATAAAACTTATCTCCAGCAGAACCGCTGAAGGTAAAGGTTGTTGGGGTAGACCAGAGATCGTAGACTGCTTCCCACTGGTAGTGTGTTCCACCAGCCTTTGTGTAGGTGTTAGGAACGGCCAGAACATCTGCTCCTACTTTAGTTGGGTTGTTTATAGAAATGGTGTCCACCACAGAACCTGATTCGTTGGTAATCTCTAACACAGAGTTAGGTCCAATTAGTGGATAAGTTGTATGCGGATAAAGGTTGGCATTTGGTGCTCCACCAGGACAGTTTGCTCCGTAGATGCCACCGACCAACTGATCCCATCCAAATCTAACTATGGCCTTAGCCTGAACTTGGATATCGTAGGTTCCATCTGCAGGCAGAATAAAAGCCTCTTCTATCGAATCCCAAAAACTGTAGAGATCTTCGCAGCGTTGGTTGGCATCGACTGGGAAAGTTCCAGGAACAGCGCATTCGTCTAAAGAAGTTATAGTTCTTAGAACAGTTGGGTTTCCTACAGATCTATCTGCGTAAAAGTCGACTGGGTTATACCCAAATCTAAACATGAAAGAGTTAGTGGGAACTTGGGTGTTATCAAGATACAGCAGAACCAAAGACTTAAACTCATCAGTCTGGAAAAAGTCTGAAACATAGGTGAATGGTGTGGAATCAAAAGCCTGATCTATATAGGTCTTTACAAATGGGTAGGGCAGAAGGTTGTAGCCTGCTCTAAGCGGGGTAGACCTAATGTCCGTCGGTGCAGGTCCTGTAGCATATAGAGATCTAACATCTTCTGTGGTGTTAAACGAAGGTCCAGTCTCTCCAATACAAACTCCAGGTGCTCCAGCAAATCCATCGTCTGGCCACCCAAAGTCAGGGTAGGCAAATAGGAAACCACTGTAAGAACCTGCTCCAAGAGCAAAGGTTGTATCTGGTCCGGTTACACCCATTGCTGCCACAACTTGCGCTTGGTCGTTGATGTCTATCCCGAACACACCACCTGAAGTTGCTCCGATGGTGAAAGGCTGCTGGGTCAGCAGTCTGTTGTTTAGGTAGGTGTTGAACAGGTTTATCTCTGTGGCCAGAAAGTTTATTTCGTAGGATGCCACTTCGCCTTGAACTATGTTAACAGAGGTTAGATCTACTGTTCCAACAAACACTGGAATACCATCTACTGTGATAGAACCATAGGACGCATAGACAACGTAGGTGCTGCCGATAATCTCTGCCCTTCCAATATACCAGGCTCTCTCTGAAGATGCCATGTAGGGAAAGTTAAAAGCCTTAGAGTTTGTCTGGGTTGCAGGGATTAGGAAAGACTTAGTAAACGGGGTTGGTCTAACAGATGCATCTGCCGGATCGGACACTGCATAAGAGACTGGGATAATTTCGTCAGGGAATAGATCCAGAATAAACTTCTGTGGATTAGATTCTGCAGCCGTAGCTCCGATAGCCCCTGTGGTGGGATCGTAAGAGTAGGTTAGGACTACCCTGTTAAGCTCTAACTGAATTTGGATCTGCATTACTTCTTGGGTCTCTTGATTGCCTGTGCTCTACAAACTGCAAAGCGTTGTTTTGGATCTGGAAATTCTCCCTTTAGTTCCGCCATGCAAGTTGGAATAAAGTCTCTGATCTTCTGGCCTTTGGGTCTTTTAGGTAGTGGCATATTATCTGATTTGGCTTGTTCTTAGATTTGCTTCTGTGTATTCGAATTCTACCACCATCAGTCTGTTCGGTTTCGCAAACCTCTGGTAAGTTGTGGTGTCTACAACTACTGGGGTGAGTTCACCAGTTAGTGCAACTTCGTAGACCGACGGAGACATCATTAGGGATTCCAACCAGTCCACCGTTTCTGACAGAACATAGTTGGTGTTTACTCTTGTTCTTAGCTTACCTATGTTGGCTGTGTTGTATAGTCCTCTGTCTCCCACAGAATAGGACTGGGCCAGAGTCTGCTGTCCAACTGTTCTGGCAACCTCTATAGATCTATTGTTGACACAGAAGAACTGAAAAGAGTCGTACCCTCCTCTTGAGTTTAACCAGGTTAAGGTTCTGTGTTCACAGGCTGTACAGTCGTCGCAGTCTGCATCAAAGGTGATAATGTTGGACAGAATATCTCCACCAGCGTTTTCTATTTGGACCGTAAATCCTGTGGCTCCTCTAACTTCAGACCCAACGTTTAGCCAGTTCTGTTTGCCCTTGAGGGCTGCATATTTTGTTTCTACTCCGCCCTGTGTAACAGACCAAAAAACCCCATCAGGAGCTTGAACAGTCCAAGTTGCATTGGGCAGGGATAATGGACCAATGTTGGAGCAGGGTTCTCCTGTAGTATTAGACTTAAACCTTACCCCATATGCATAATAGGGCTTTGTGGTCGTATAGTTGGATTTGTAGTATTCTGTGTAGGTGGCAGGGTTTTCCTGGATGTCGAACTGGAAGATCTGTTCAAAGGCCCCAGCATTTGTGGTGTCTGGGTCTGTGCAGCCGAAGAGGTAGAACTCAGGGTAGGTTGTTCCCCAGTCGTTGTCCGACGGAAGGGTGATGTTAATTACAGAACTTGTGGCTGTAAAGAAGTCTTGGTAGAACATAGAAGAAAAGCCCGTTGTTCCTACCCCTCCAATTGGGCAAACGCTCCTGTTGCCAGAGTTTATATAGACGTCGTCAAATATTGCAATCTCATAGTCGTAGGCGGGTATCAAGCCGGCGTCATGGTAGCCAGTAAAAACTTCGGGATAAGGCTGGTAAGTGCTTCCTCCTGATGCTCCCCAGTTTGCAAAGATGTCGTTCTGATCGTAAAGAATTCCAAAGGCATCGTCTGAAACGTTAACGTAGAGTAGGTCCTGCGGAATTAAGCATCTTGATGCAGGTCCGTCTGTTAGGAAGTTTACCCCTACGGAGGTTGGTCCAATGATCCACTGGTTGGCATTGTAAACAGGAAACTCAGCATAGGAGAAGATGGAATTCCAGAATAAAAATGTAGTTCCCGTTGCTCCTGTGCTACCAACTACAGTTCCATTGTTATTATATTCCTGTCCGTAGATTACTCTGCCCGCCTTTAGCCCTTCGTTAGAACCACTTGGTCCTGTTGCTGAGTAGAACACAACCGGTGTTTCGACATAGTTTCTAAGAATGGCATTGGGTGCAAAAGATGCTGCGGTAGAACCTGGGGTAACAGGAACTCTGTTTACCGATGCAGTTGCAAGTGATCCTGCAGTTGCTCCTACCTGAACAGAAAACTTGTAGACAAATGCAGGCTGGGTGTAGTCTGTAGAAAATGCTGTAGACCAGGACAAGTTGTCGCTGGGGTATAGTGTGTAGCTGGGCTGGGTAATTGTGTATGCCATCTTAGGTTACTGATATGGTTACTGCGTTGCCCTGGAAGTTTGGATTTAGCTTCTTTAGGTCAGCAAGGATTTTATCTTTTATCTGCTGGGGCAGATTTTGTTCTTCGTACTTTATCACCTCTTTGGTGATTGCGTCCACCATGGACTTTACCCAAGGACGGGGTGCGATGCCCATAAGGTAGCCAGGATAGGGTTCTTTCTTTAGTTCCCGCTTTGGTGCTTTTCTAAACTGGTAGGGCTTTTCTTTGACTCCGAAGAAACCTGCCTGTGAAACTCCTTTCCCAAGTCTTCCCTTTACACCAGCATCTAAAAATAGCCCGTAGTTGGAGAAGGAAATTGTGATGGTGTCTTCTGTAGAAGATTCGTTTATCCTTACCCTGATGGAGGACTTTAGACCATCTGCAGATCTGCTGACCCAAGGTTTCTTAGCATCTCTGGCTACAGAGGTTAACTTAGATTCTAAACTTTGTAGGTTGGTGTCGATGGGCTGCATTATACAAACGGTAGATTTTCAGAACACATCTCCATGAAGGCAGAGATGGTTAGGGTCAAGGTGTTTCCAGCAACATAATCTTTCAGCTGCTCTTGGAACGGGGTGTATGTTCCTGTGCCCTGGACTTCCCAAGACTCTGGATCTCCTGACTGGTACAGCAGTCTTGTGTAGATGTCGTTTAGTATTCCCTGTGTGTCGGAGATAACATACTTCAGGTTGGACTTGTCTGGCAGCAACATGTCAAAGCAGATGAGAGAAAAGTTGTAGTTGATCTTGCCGGTCGATGGGTAGCTTGCCCCTTGGGGAACCAGATAGACGGTTGGTGTTGTGTATTCTGGAAGATCGTCGGCATCGGTCAAAAAACCGTATCTGAACTCTTCTACCATCTTGTGGGCTTCTGCCAGAGCTTCTATGCGGTTTACGATTTGTAGTTGGACTGATTGTAGTTGTGCCATGTTTATAGATATAGTTTTTAATCTTTTTTCTAACGGTGTTTAAAAGATTGATTCATGTTGAATCTTTCTACTTCTGCTTTATCGACCAGGTAGGAAATAGTGGTCAGGCAGGTCTGGTGGTTTAGCAGCAGAACAGTTTCCACTTTGGTTGCGTCTTCGTTGGCAAGAGTCCATACATAGGGAAACCATCCCCAACCTCCAAGCGTCTTTTGGGCTACCCCTTTATCAAAGGTGCTTTTATCTTTTTCCCCAGCTTCTCCAGAAAAGAGCTGAGGGAACCGTTTAGCAATACTTGTGAGGTAAGGAAAAAAAAAGACAGTGTCCACTGGGCAAGATAAGCAGGCTGGCTTTCCATCTTTGCTGCAGTCTTCATGGTCAAGACTGCGTCGTACTTTTGGATCTTATAGGTGATTGTGTCCTGCAGACGCAAAGCCTGATCCACTGCTTTGTCCTTGTTTGTCTTGAACAACTGCATTACAGTCCAGAGCTTCGCCCTGTTAATTAAATTTAGCTTGACCGGTCTAAAGATCAAAGCCATACACTCCAGCAGATTTTCTGAAGGGGACTTGCCGAACTCCAGCAGATCTATGTACTCACCAAAGGTCATCTCTGTTGGGACAAGTCTGCCGTAGAGCTGCCCATCTATATAGAAGAACAGGGGAAGTCTTGGAGCAGAGGGGGGAATAATTTCTCCAAGCGTAATGGTTTCCAGTTCTTCAACGGTCATATCTCTCTTAGACTTGCCCAGACAGATCTTGATTAGATCTTCGTCTGTAGTTTCGTCCCCAAGCTTTATTAGCTGCTGATACTGCCCAGCATTCATGTTCTTCCAGGTTATCTCCATACTTAGATTATACTGTTCTGATTGGGAAATATTTCGAAGGAAGGCAGGGCTGCTGTGATTGGACCATGGTTCTGGTTCTGTCCTTCTGTCTCTTGTCTGAGCAGTTCATTTAGCTTTGCTGCAAACTCTTTTGTTTTGTGTCTCTTGAGCTCGTGCTCTTGACGACGCTTGGCTGCTTTAGCCTTGTGGTTCTTTCTGTTCTTACTTACTGGCATATTATCTCATTGTTGGAAAAGCAACTAACGGCTTGTTGGCCTTGTCGCTTAGTTGTTTGTTTGCAAAAGCGCAGGACATAACTATGTCGTCATGGTAGCCTCCTGGTGCTGAGTAGCTTAGCTTACCCGAAGGCAGAACCTTGTAGGTAAAGATGGACAGCTCTATGTGCAACTCTGGCCACAGAGACTCTACAGGAAACTGGATTCTACCTTCTGCTATGCTGTGCTTTAGCTTTTCTATCAGATCACCTTTGTTGGTGCCTGTGTGGATAGAGGTTATCTTAGACCCGTGCCGCTTACGCAGGATCTCATAGACTACAGATCCTATAGAATTTAACTCCACCAGACACTCACAGTTCCAGTGCTTTATCTTCTCCCCGACTGCATCTATGATCTCTTCCCAGCTGGTCTTGTTCTCTCTGTGGTAGTCCACCATGTTGCCCTTAGAATCAAAGACGGTCAGAACTGTATAGTCGTTGGCCAGAGCAAGGTCTAACCCAGCATAGTATTTCTCCCCTTCCCTCTTAGGTGCTGGGAAGGTCTCCAATGTGCAGACTCTTCCGTACCCGTTAAACACAGAACCAGCAGAGTCTAAGAAGACCCCAAGATACTCTGATAAGAAGGTGTTGCGGGGCAGGGTACGCTGAGCCTGCTCGATATCAACAGGGTTAATATAGGGGTTCTCTGAAGTTGTGATTCTATAAGAGGCCCAGTCGGGGAACGTTGGGTCTTCTCCCCAGTCGAAGATCTTAGCAAACCAGTTCTTGCCTCTTGGGGTAGACACAAACAAAGCCTTCTTGCCTCTAATCATAAAGGCTGGCTTTAGAACCTCTGTCCACAGAGACTCCTTAATGTAGGCTGCTTCGTCTATCACCAGGTGGGTTAAAGTTAAACCCCTTAGGTTCTGGTCTGTCTCTGCAGACACCATGCGAATAGTTGAACCATTCTTAAACGTCATGATTAAATCTGCTGAATTGCAAGAGGCAACCAGTGGATTGTTTACTCCAGTTGCCCTGGCCAGATCTCTAAAAGTCTTTTTGGACTGGGCGAAGATAGGGGAAACTAATAAACAGTAGGAATTCCCCTGCTCGACTGCCCACTTCAGCAATAAGACCATAGACAGCAGAGTCTTCCCACACTGTCTTGACGACACTAAGACATGGTGCTTAGTTTTCGTAGACAATATACCCTTCAGGATCTTCTGTTGGGCTTGGTAGGGTTTGAAGTTCGATTGGATCTGTAGACTCATCGTCTGCTGTTATAAAGTTAAAACTTATATTCTGAAACAGATCCTTGCCATCTGCTCCGGTTACTTCTTGTCTGGATAGCTGGGGAACAAAGCGTTCTGATATCTTTGTGTAAATCTCCAACGCTTTGGCTGGGTCTCTCTCTCCTACTCTGTTGATCCATTCTTCCAGTTGGGGAACATTGTTCTGGAGCAACTGGGCAAAAGCCTGCTTAATCTCCCCAGCAACTTCGTTCTGAGCTCCTTTAGGTCTACCGCTCGGGTTGCCTGAATTACCTGGTGTCCAGTTGGGATTACCTTTGCTATTCATGATGTAATTTTGTTCTTTACTTATAGATATAGAACTGCATTTAATTTCTAAAGCCCACAAAAAAAGCCCCGAAGGGCTTATCTTAAAACTGAGGTTGTGGGGAATCCCTGTCTCTTAAAGTCTTGAATATAGGATAGTCCAAGGACTGAATAAGAACATGGGGATCATCCACATTGTGCTTCTGAACTATGTCCCATAACTGTTGCTTTATCTGGATAAGGGATAATTCAGCTGGAGCGTAAAGCATACCCATGTGGCCGTAAATGTCGCCGTAAGAAAAATTCTGTAAACCTATATTTATATCTTCTTCATTCAATGCAATCATTAACCTGTGAACATCGATTGGTGCTTCCGCTCTGAAGGTAAGCAATTGGTGGCGGTCAGAGTTAGGATCGATAGTCTTCTCCTCCAGGACAACTTCGCCTTTTAAGAAGGGCATAAGCTGAGCTACTGTAAATCTTTTATCCGCAATGCTGAAATCCCATTCTAACTTATGAGATGGCATGCAGTAAAGTTTACCTTTATAGCTTACAACGATAGCTACTTCTGATTTAATGTTAACAGGAAACCTGTTCTGGATCTGGGTGAATAATTTTTGCTTTGTCATATACCATAATATACGGTCTCAGAGATTACTTATTTGGATTGCTCCTAAATAATTTTTCTCCCAGTGGATTGCAGCAATCATAAAGCCCATCACAGGAAAAGTTGGCGGTGGCTGGACAAAGCAGATCTCTTTTATTCCAAACCCGTGCTTGAGCATGTCCCTATACCTGGCAGAGGTAAACGCATGGTAGATTGGAACCAGCAGAACAACGTTGGTCGACAGGGAGAAAGCCTTATTCAAAAACTTTCTCATAATAGACCAGGGTGGGTTAGTTATGATCCAGTCGGTGGGGGTTGTCCAAGTAAGAAAATCTCTTCCTTCTGTTATCTCACACCAGTTCTTAGCTCCTGGAAAGGCATTGTAAAAAGCCCCGTCTCCCCTTGCTGGATCTAAACATTGCCCTTCTGGTGCAAAGTGATCGACTATCTTTTGGGCCAGGTGGGGTGGTGTCATCCACACATCCCCGTAGTTGGCTTTGGATTTGTTTACATACACAGGTTTACTTCTTTGGCTTTCTTGGCTTAGCAGCCTTTGGTGCTGGCTTTACAAATAAGTCTAAGGATGGCAACTTGTAGTCTTGTCTCTTCTGCTGCAGGTAAGCTATGGCTTCCTTCTCTTCTTTGAACGTCTGGGCGTCTATGTTGATGTAGATGTCATACCTGTTTGCAAACGACTGTGATATCGGGTCTGCTCTGAATGTATCGTCTGGCCTTTCGGTGGACTTGAACAGAGAAATAAACTCTATCCTGTGGGTTGCCTTGTTTCTAATTTCGTAGATGTTAAACATTAGTTCTTGATTCGTTTTTTATAATTCTTTTGATCTGGGTGTGAGAACAGTCGTAGGCTACTGCCAGTGTTCTGTAGCTTACTTTTGTACTGTAGCGGAGCAGTTTAATTTCGTTTACCTGCTGGTCGGTTAATTTAACGTTGGGGTTTTTCATCCCTCTGTTGTCTATTTTAGTTTGCATATTATTAAGGTTTTACTTTACATATTAGTAG